GGTTGGGCATCATTGATTTTTTTCTCCAAGATTGGGGCAACCAAGTACTCAGGGCAAGTCTGAGTGAACTGGCATCTAGGTTTCTGACATTGTTCAGCATGGAAATTATCTGGGTTTTGGCAAAAATAGCGATACTTCTCATCGCATCCCGATAGCATAAGTGCTATAAAAAGCAGAACATATTTCATTTACCAAGACCAACCTTTCCAAGTAGAAGATTGACAATTCTGTCAGACAGATCATCAGGTAAGAACTTCAGAAAACCCAAGAAATACAGAGCCACGCACCCGTAAACGAATATCTTGAGGCACATATCAAAGGTCTTCTGATACTCATTCACCGACCACACCTTCTTGTTGCTTCACAGAATGTCATCAACTCATTTACACCAATAAAGACTAAAAACAAAACAAAGCAGATTCCACCGATTGCCAAACCAATCTCTAGTTGTTCTTGTTCTTTCTCTTTGGCTGCTTTCTCTGCTTTCTTTAATGCACTTATCTCTTTGGCGTCTGCTAAGTCCATCTCTGCTTGACGGGCTTTAATCTTGTTCCAAACGTCAATCTTGCCTGTCTGCATGAAGAGCATCTTTAACTCTTCCTCAAATGCCCTAGCCTGCTCTAAAGCCATCTCAATCTGTAGAGCAGTCCCCATGTTCGAGCCTTTGCCAGACTGTTTAGCCTGAAGCATTGCTTTTGTAGCTACAGACTTAGCGTCAAATAGCTTACCAATCATGGGCGCAAGTGAGCCTAAGTCATTGGCAACATTAGCCGCCTTCTTGACCATCGAGATAGCTGACTGTATGCCAGCTAAAGCGGTTAGAGGATCGATCACTTCTTATCTACCTTTTGCCACTCAAGGCATACTACTTTTCGGTTGTAAACATCACCTGTCCATGCCCATCTAACACATCTGTATTCAGTTTTCTCTTTACTAGATGCCACCAATGTAAACAACACTGACAGCATTAGTAGCCATTTCACGGGTATGCCCAAACAATAATATAGCTACAAAAGATGACAAAGCAAACAAGAAAGACTGCCGCAACAAATGCTTCGGCAAAGTCTCTCATTTTTGTGGTTCAACAGACCAATCAATACTAGTTGGAGACATAACAGGTTGTTGTTCCTGTTTGCCATAAATCATCTGATTGACTTCTGTCAGATATTCATTGTCAATAATCCCTGATTTGTTAAGCATATTTGCAATCTTTGCTCCCGCAGCACCAGCATATTTAGGATTGTTTTGAGCTTTAGCAAGCATTGCCAACGCATCCATATCGGCTTTGCTTGTTAGTGCCCTAGCCATCAATTTTGGCGTGAGATAGAGTGCCCCGAGGCTACCAATTGTTGGCAGTAAATTGTTAGATACTTCATCAGGGAATGACAAGTATGCGCCACTACCCAATGTTGCCGCAGCAACAGCACCGACCATCCGAGAACGCAATACTGTTGAACCAGGAGTTTCCTCTAAACCAAATTTAGCCGCATTTGCAATATCAAGCAATTTTTTCTTAGTATTTGCATCTCTAAATAGATAGTCAAAACCTTCTTTAAAAGTTTCATTTTCTAGATTCTTAGTAAATGTTAAAACCCCATCAGGTTCTCCAAATACCTTCTTTAAATAACCGAACTGTAATTCACCAAGCAAGCCTTTGCTTTTTTCTGGTGGAAGATACTTTTGCATTTCGACAACGGCATTAGCAACAGCTTTAAGTCGAGATGGGTATTCAACATTAAATAAATATTTACCAACTTCTTCTGGTTCGCTTTTAAGCATTGTTTGCATAGTGCCGTTATAAAAGCCATCCATAGCATTTGCATAACTTTTCTGAGCATTAAAATAATCTTTCAGTAATTGATTATTAGCGGCATTGGCTTGAGTTATGGGTAAATTTAATTTTTCAAGACTTTCTATGTTGTAGTCTTTAAATTGACCTTCTCGTAACCCTGCTGGTTGATCTACACCCCCACCTAATCCTAATTTACGAGCTAACTCTTTTTGCTCTTTACTGCCAAATGTTATGACAGCAACATCAGTCATATTGTTTTGTAAACCTTTAGCATATTTTTTGTACCATGCTTCTAAAGTATTTGCGGCTTGTCCTTCTTTCGTAGCATCTCTTGCACTTGCTAAAAATTCACTTCGTAAGTCGTGTGCTGTACTAAACGAAATCTTATCTTCTTGAGCAAGAATTTGTTCTAAAACCGAACGTTTATCATTTGCACTAGTAGAAGTCATTTTGGCTTTATCAAGACGATCTAGTTCTTGTTTAGCGGCACTTTTTAATGATGTCATATTTACAAGTAAGCCATCACCCTGTTGTTCCATTTGTTCATAAACAGGACGATATTTAGTTTTCATAGCTTTGTCAGCTTCTGCAATAGCATTTTTCCAACGATCACCAACTGCCATTTGCGTAGGATCATTTTGTTTTAAAGCCATTTGAAATGCATCTGATGTTTCAAGAGTATTCTTAACATCATTTATACCTTGGTCTAAAGCCTTACGAACACCCGCTTGTTGTTGAGCAAATGCCTCTCCACCAGAAGTAAATTTGAGTGTTCCTTCAACTGTTTGTGTTCCTAAATTACCCGTCAACTGACCACGAGTTAAAGTGCCTTCACGAGAAGACAACCATTCTTGAGCCGCTTTTCGAGCCGCATCTTCTTCTGTTTCAAACAATCCTTTGGTAATTCCAGCTTTTTCAAGTTGATCTTTACCAAGTCTTATTGCTTTACCTCCAAAACCAAAAACAAGATTTCCACCAACATCAAAAGCGGCATTTTCAATATTATTTAAAAGCAACTTTTTACCAGTTTCTGTACTAAAAATATCCTTGTTTTGTAAACCCTGTTCAAGCAGTGTACCTAATGAAGTACCCGCTGTAGAACCAGCCAACGAAGGAATAAAAGGTTTTGCAACAGCGGGAGCTGCTTGAGTTAGACGAGTAATAGGAGAAAGAAGACGTGCTTCTGGAAAGGCTAAAGCAGCCAATCCACCCAATAATCCACCAGTTTGAGGCAAATTAGAAGCCATTTCTACAGGCAAAGGGGTTAAAGCACCCGCCAAAGCCATGCGAGTTCGATTTAATTCTTGTTGTTTTTTTGCCTCTTCTTCACGAGAAGGGCCTGCTTTCATTTCTTGAGGAGCAACAGTCCAATCTATTTCTGCCATGTCAACTCCTTAGAGGCTAAGTTCTTGTTTCAATTTAGCGGCTTCAGTACGCTCTTCAGGTGTGATTGTCTTGTTAAGATATTTCTTTTCGTAATCACGATACTGCTGAATTTTCTGGTAATTCTTACCTTGTGCTAACTTAGCATTAAAGTTAGTCCGTTCGCCATCAGGAAGATTAGCCATTTGCTCATACGTTTTAGTTTGAGAAAGCATTTCATCTTTGATTTGACCAACCAAACGCAAAATTGTTGGAAGTTCTTGTTGAAGATTAAACTTGCTCTTAAGCAATTGATCTAATTCTTTATTAGACTGACTGCCTGGAAATACTTTAGCAATCTGCTGAACAACTTGAGCAGAGATAGCATCACCAAATTCAGTATCTGTTGCACGATCACTAATCTTTACACCAAATGCTGATAAACCTTTACTCAATGCAAGTTTGTAATTCTGTCCCGCACCAGTAAATGCGTTGCTTACAGTGTTTTCAACATCAGTTAATTTCTTAAGCAAAGGTACAGTTATTGTGTAAGCCTCACCAGCTTGACTAAATGCTTTAGCAGCATCTTCACGTTCTCTAGATTGAAATACTTTCTGAAGAACATCGCCAAGAGGAATCTGAACTGCCATAGCACCAGCTTTTTTGCCCGCTATAGTGTCATTAAACAAGGCTTGATTAACTTTAGCAACTTGATCTGGTGTGTAGTCACCATACTTAGATTTTTCGCCAAACTTAAGTTCTACTGCTTTAGCAATAAAATCTTGTGTGGGCTTAACCATCGTTTCAATTACTTTAAGCTCTCCATCTCCTTTAGTCCATTTGGCTACACTTTCAGGAGTAAATTTACCCGTTTTAACAAGTTCAAATCCTTGTTGAGTTTTAGGAGTTAAGTACTGTTTAAGTAAGTCAGCATTAGAAGCTATTGCAGTAGCCTGAGTTTCTTCCATACCAAATTGAGACATCAATTGCCGAACTTGACTTTGTTTAGTTAAGTCTTCAGATTGTATTTTTGTTGTTTCAGCACCAAGTTTTCTTGTTTCTGCCTCTGACTTTAAGCGATCTTGATTTTGTTTTGCAATAGTTTGTGATTGCATGGTAAGAGCTTGTGCCGCTTGAATATCACCACTTCGAGTAAATATATCAACACCACGAGCAAGTGATGCGGGGTTTGTTAAGTCAAGTTGTTGAATAATCTGTTGACGTTGGCTAATCATCTGCAATTGAGGGTCTTTAACACCCATAGCACCTGCAATAGCACCACCAAGCCCTTTAGCACCCGCATAGGTCATTGCCGCACCCGCTTCACCAGGAGTCAGTTTGGCAAGGTCAATACCTTCTTGCAAGGCACTTCTACGCTGTTGCTCAGCATACATTTGTGGGTTCATTCCAAACAGACCCGCCACGATATTACTTTCTGCCATGATGATTCCTTAGAAGTAAAGCGAACCAAAGAATTCGCCTGTAGATGGGTCTACACCAGTTCCATATTGTCCATAACTGAAGCCACTTGTTGTTGGCGCACCACCTAACAAGCCACCAACGTATTGACCAAATGCGGGGTTAGCCGCTAAGCCACTTATTGCAGAAGAGTATGGGTTTCTAGTTGCGTCTGCACCAGTGGCTAGAGCAACACTAGAACCAGCACCCTTTAAGCCTAATTGACCAACATTAAAGCCCGCTTGAGCCGCTGTTTGACCAAGATTAGCACCCATTTGTAATGGCTGTTGTGCCAATTGCTCTAAGCCTTGAACCTGTCCCAAAGCAGTCGTGTAAGGTGCATAAGCGGCTTGTTGACCGCTATAGTACTGACCCATAGCTTGTGAGCCTTGACCTAATAGACCCGCACCAAACAGAACATCTTGTTGACCAGCTCTTTGAGCATTAGCCGCCAATTGAGCTTCTTGTTGCGCTCTAGCGTTATACAGAGCTTGCAGTTCAGGAGTAGTAGCACCCAAAGTGCCACCTTGAGCAACCGACAAACCGCCACGACCTTGTTGTTGGAGTCTGTTTTGCAGATTAGCGAGTTCAGTCTCTCTGCCTGGTTGTAACAAGGCCATCTGTTGATTTAGATAGTTTTGAGCAACATCTTGAGGGTTCTGAGCCAAATACTGATTGCCTAAACCAAACAAACTTTGTGCGCCTGTTTGTAGAGGAGCAAATGCTTGTTGTGCGCCTTCTGCTTGTTGAATACCAGACTCAGCTAACCTAACAAATCGGTCTTGTGCATTCTTGGCTTCAGGGCTTAGTGTGTATCCTGCGCTAGTCAATTGCCCTGTTACGGGATCAAAACCAAACTGAGAAGCACCAAACCTAGTGGTCATGCCAATAGGTCTAAACTGAGCAGATGCTTTAGCCGCAGCAGTCTCTCTATCAATCATAGCTTGCGCTTTGACAGCTGCTTCTTTAGACGTTTGTTGTTGCAGAAGACCAGCCGCAGTAGTTGCCCCTGTTGAAAACAAATTAGCAATCTGTGCAGTTGTTAAACCTGTTTTAACTAAATCAGCAACTTGAGTTGTAGTAAGACCTGTTGTGGCGGCGGTTGCGGCAACTGTTGCGGCAGTTGTAGCCGCAGGGATAGTTGCCGTTGCCGTAGGTGTTAATGCCGCAGGTGTAAGTGCTGTAGTAGCACCTGTGGTTAAGCCTGTCTCAGCCGCTGCTATTTGTGCTGGCGTTAAACCCGCTGTCAAACTACCACCTCCAGTAGTTAGTAACCCGCCACTAGACAACGCGGCAAGATCTGTCGCTGTTAGTGCGGGCAATGCGGCTTCTCCTGCCGCAATTTGAGCCGCTGTCAAACCTGTCGTAAGACTACCCAATCCTGTAGGCAACCCTGCTTCTAATGCGGCAATATCTGCTACTGTTAAACCCGCTGTTAAACTGCCACCACCGCCAGAAAGTAATCCTGCATCAGCCAATGCTTCACCAGCAAAGGTGGTAGCTCCCGCAGCACCTGCATTCAATAAGTATGGCAATCCAAAGAGTACAGCCGCACCTAGTGCAAACTCTTTTAGACCACTTTTAACTTCTTGTTGAGTGCCAGTTTTCTCTACTTCACCAGTAGGTGTGTATTGGGTATACGCTCCACCTGCCCTGTTATCAGTAGCTTTGTAGGTAATAACATTCTCAAGTCCACCAACTTGCTGATCCATTCCAGAACCAGTAGTTTGATATACAGGCTGAACAACAGTATCTCCAAGGGTAATAGTCTGTCCATTAGGAATAGTAGCCGCAGCACGAGCCGCAACATCTCCCTCTTTTAACCCAACAGCACTTGCCATTTGAGCAGGAGAAACCCCGTATTGCTCCATAGCCGTAACAATCTGGGCATCAGTCATGCCTGGATTAGCAAGCAGAAAATCTACAATTTGTGCGCTAGTTACAGCCATTATTTTTCTCCATTATGTCGATTGAATTTCGACCCAAGCCAATTGTTCTTCATTCCAAGAATAGCGTTTGTCATCTTGTGGGTAAGGCGTTGGGGCTTCCCATGTCATTGTTTCTTCGTTGCCAATCCAACTTGGATAAGGCTTACGGGCTTGGTGTTCAGCAGTCTTTAACGCTTGGTATTCTTCTATTGTAAAAACTTGTAACACACCAGCAATGTTTGTATCTGCGTCATCGTCGCAAATGCCATAGTATTTAGGTGCTCTTAAGTAAGTGCCGTTTGCCGAAAGTCCAACGGGCCATGTAGATTTATCTTGCCATTGATGTTGAAGCCCCTTAATAGTTGGCATTGATGGCCCTGTGCGTTGCGGCTCAACAGTGCAAGGTATTTTGGTTACTGCATCTACTTCGGTTATACAAATGTATTTCATAAATTTCTTTGTTTAAACAGGAACTTTGCGGATGGCACGAAAATGAAAATCAAATGTTTTGTTGTCTGAACCATCATCACCATTACCAAAAAATTTAAAGTAATTATTAGTTGTTGACGTTTCGTTACTTCCCGCATAGTTTGCAAAAGAAATATAATCTTCTGCGCCTGTATCTTGAAAAGCCGCAGCTGTTGTCTGTGCGGGGTTGGTGGCGGGGTTGCCACCTGTATAATTACTGGCCCTAGCTGGTACAGCATAGGCGTTTGTTCCAACTGTATTAAGATTGCCCCCTGTAGATGGTTTTAAATTAAAATAACAAATTTCTAATTCAAATTTAGCTGGAAAATACCAATCTGTATAGCCGCCAATCGTAAGATTATTACAAAAATGAGCTATTGGGTAAACAGTAGCATTTCCGTCAGCCACCATATCTGCTGTATTTTGCTCCCCATTAATAGTGCTATCAGCACCAGGTGTTGCTGTGGCTACATTTTTCCATGCCAGATAACTTGCGCCTGTTGAGAGTGGTGCAACAACTAAATTGTAGTCGGCTGTGCCATTACCAGCAGTTGATATTTGACCCGCAAAGAATCCACCCTCATAAGCATCACCAATGGCTGGCAAAGGAAGAACAAAACTTCTTTGATTTTGAAAAACAGCTTGTAGTGCGCCACTCATGTCAAACCACTCCCTGAGATTAACCAAGTTGTTGATGTCATTTTGATTGCCGTTGCTGACCCATATTGAGCCAATGTGCGTGAACCAGTTGTGCCAGCAGCAGACAAATACATTGTGTCTGTCGTAATAGCAATCGTTACAGCTTGGCTTGTCATATTGATAAACGTAATTGCTGTTCCAATTGGGTATGCAACAGAACTGTTTGCAGGGATGGTGTATGTCCTTGCATTGGCATCACCAGATGGATGGAAGATGTGTTTGCCAGCATCAGCCAGAACTAATGTATAAGCAGCAGATTGACTATTTTGTGGGATGTTTCTAAAACCAACCGCATCAGTACCATCAACTGTGCAATTACTTAATGTTCCGCTTGTAGGTGTTCCAAGTACAGGGGTTGTCAGCGTTGGAGATGTCAGAGTCTTATTTGTCAGCGTGTCGGTTGTTGCCCTGCCAACTAATGTGTCTGTGCTTGTTGGTAGCGTCAATGTGCCAGTATTGCTAATACTTGAAATTATTGGCGCAGTAAGAGTCTTGTTTGTCAGGGTTTCTGTGCCTGTCAAAGTAGCAAAACCACTAGCAGTAAATGCCGCCTGAGTCCATGCCGATCCCGTCCACACATAAAGAGTGTTTACTGAGTTATTCCAATACAAAGCACCTGTCAACAAAGCATTTCCATCATTGTCAACAGTAGGCGCAGAAGACTTAGAACCTAAGTATCTGTCATCAAAAGCATCGTATGAAGCTGCCGCATTGGTTTCGCTTGTTGCCGCATTGCTTGCACTTGTTGAAGCATTAGATGCACTTGTAGAAGCATTTGAAGCAGAGGTAGCCGCATTAGAAGCAGAAGTAGCCGCAGCAGTAGTCGAACCAAAGATCGAATCTATTTCAGTTTTGGTATAAGCATTTGAGATGTTATAGCCAGCAATAGTCGTAGGATTTGTTCCTGACGTTGCACGACCATAAGTGTCAAAAGTAACAGATTGATAAGTGCCTGGCGTTACACCAGAAGATGCCAGATCAATGTTGTCCGAATTGACAACAATACGGCTAGAGGATGCCGTTCCTACATCTAGCGTGTTACCTGTCTTTGTAAGACCATTACCCGCAGTAATCTGACCTGCACCTGAGAACTGCGCCCATGTAATAGATGTGCTTCCCAATGTCCCACCTGCATCAATCGTGCAGATAAAGCCAGAATCAGCGTTAGTTGTGCCTTTTTCAACAAAGGTAAAAGCCGCTACCAATTCAGCATAAGTATCCGCATCTGTTGTGCGTGTCCAAGAACCTGTTGCACACAAGTAAATACCATTGTTAGCAGTTGTAGTTTGGTCTTTAACCAAGACCCGTTCACCCGCAACAATCGATATACCATCAATGGTTTGTGCGCCAGACAAAGTAATGTTTGCAGTAGTAGCCGCAACCACAGAGGCTTTGGCATCAATGCCTTGAGCTAGTGCATCTACATAACCCTTGGTAGCCGCATCAGAATCGTTTGTAGGGCTTGCCAAACCAGTAATGGTTGCCAATGTACTGCTATCCATGTCCAATGCGCCAGAGATGGTCACATTGTTGAATGTAGAAGTACCAGAAGCAGCAGTAACATTACCTGTCAGGTTGCCAGTTACGTTGCCTGTGACATTTCCTGTAACAGCACCCGTATGAACACCTGCCGTATTGCCAGTAACCGCACCTGTGAGTGGGCCACTAAAGCCTGTAGTAGCAGTGATGTTTGTGCCAGTAATCGCTAAAGCAGAAGAACCACCGATTACCACACCATTGATTGTTCCTGCACTAATGGCGGCAGAAGCAATCGTAGCGGCTGTGCTAACAGTAAGGTTAGTAAATGTTCCTGCTGCGGCAGTAGTTCCACCAATCACCGCACCATTTATCGTTCCACCAGTAATCGTGGCAGAAGCATTATCTGTCTTTGTAGCTACAGCAGTTGCAATGTTGTTGAACTCTGTATCAATCTCAGTACCCTTAACAATCTTTAAAGGATTGCCAGGCGAAAGATTATCTTTGGTTGCAAAGTTAGTGGATTTTGAATAATTGCTCATATTTATCCTATCTTGCCTTCTTTGGCTTGAAGTTCAATTTTCTGAATTGACAACTGAGTGCCATTAATGGTGGCTTCGTAACCAGTTTGTACAATTTTACCTGCACTAGACGCATTACTTGTCAATGCTTTAATAGGTATGCCGCTTGAGAAGTCTGCAACTGCATACTCTCCAACCCCATACTCATAATAGCCTTGAGGTGGAATAAAGACATTCTCTGACTGATAAGCACCTGAATAATCAAAAGCCCACTTGATTGTCAAGAACTGGTTAGAACCACCAATCACCACGGCAGTAATAGACTTGAGAATGGAAATCTGATTAGGGTTTCCTAAGTCAGCATTGTTTGTGTAGTACAAGAATCGATAAGTAGAAGCATCATCAAGATAACCGCCATACTTACCAATATAGCCATTCTTTCCAATGTACAAGTCTCCATTACGCAATGATCTGAGTGCTGTTGGAGAAATACTATCCCATTTGGTTACACGGGAAGAACCATCTTGGAGAGATTGCTTCGTATCGAAACAGTAGACTTGCAAAGTAGTTGGTAGAACTAGAAGATAAAAGGCTTCTTTTTCTGAGTAAACAGACTTCAAATTAGCCAATGTTTCACCCGCCAAGGATGATGCTAAGTCGAAACGAACATTCTTAGATAGGTCTCGCAAAGGTGCAGACTTCTCTTGAATAGTCCTCATCAAAGAGCGAACA